TAATACACGATCTGCAATGAGTGGTAATGGTGGTTCAACTGTTGTGCAAAATATAAATGTTACAACAGGAATACAACAAACGGTCAGAAATGAAATTCGATCACTGATGCCAGAAATAGCTGCAAATGCTAAAAATGCAGTAACAGATTCAAAAAGGCGTGGTGGTAATTTTGGAAGGGCATTTGCATAATGGCGATTACATATCCTTTGGCATTACCAACAGCAACAGGCATAAAGTCAATTACATGGACAATGGTCAATGCAGTCTCTTATTCGGAAAGCCCTTTTACCTTTGCAGGGCAAGTCCATGCTTACAGTGGTGAGCGATGGGAGGCAGATATTACATTGCCACCAATGAAAAGAGCAAATGCAGAACAGTGGATTGCTTTTCTTGCAAGTTTACGCGGTCGTTTTGGTTCATTTTTACTCAATGATCCAGACGCAACAAGCCCAAGAGGAACAGCAACGGCAGCAACAATAAGTGGGGCGGCAGGTGATAGGACTGTTTCAGCGACAGTAACAAATAATCAAACATTATTGGCAGGGGATTACATACAACTTGGAACAGGAAGTGATAGTACCTTACATAAGGTCGTTGAAGACTTCACAGGCACAGGGAGTGCCGCAAATCTAGAAATATTCCCTGCACTAAGAAAAAGTCGCACAAGCGTATCAGCAGACCTCACAAGCGCCTCTGGCGTATTTCGACTGAATAGTAATGAAACATCTTGGAATGCCGATGATGTAAGTACTTATGGAATTTCATTCGGAGCAGTTGAGGTTGTATGAGTAGGTCAATACATTCCAATATTGTTTCAGCACTAGCCAATCCTGAGATAGAACCATTTTATGCGGTCAAATTATCATTTAGCACAGGTACACTTTATCTTTGGACAGGATATGGCAATAAAACAATAAATAGCGAAACTTATCTTGGCTCAGGTAATTTGCTATCTATTGATGGTCTAGAAGAAGCCAGTGATCTGTCTGCGACAGGCACAGATATTGTTCTTAATGGTATTGACAGTACAATTCTTACATATGCCTTAACGGAAGAATATCAGGGAAGGGAAGTAAATATATATTGGGGCGTAAGCGATGTTTCAGAAGTTGTAGAAGTTTTTAGCGGTTATATGGATCAAATGACAATTGTAGATAAAGGAGATACTTCTACAATTAAATTATCTGTTGAGAGCAAATTAATTATACTAGAGCGCCCAAACATTCGCAGATATACAGAGGGAAGTCATGCTGCCGTTATTGCAACGGAAAATACAAGAGACAACACAACCTATACAGAATCAAATGATAGTTTTTTCCGATGGGTAGCTAAATTGCAAGATGTTCAAGTTCCTTGGGGTCGTCAAACGGAAACAGGCGATGAAACATCCTAATTTAGATATGTTAAACAAATATATAGTTGAAGTAAAAAATAAACCATTTCAATGGTTTGAGCACGATTGTCTAAGCTTTACAAATAATGCTTTTAAAAAAATGTATGGAAAAGGATGGGCTGATGATTGGCTTTCAAAATATCATGAAGATGGTGAGCCATTTAAAAGAGATAAGCTACGAAAAATATTTAATGCTCATACAATTGAAGAGGCAATTGATCAAAAATTGCAGCGAATTGATTTCGTACCGCCAAAGGGGTCTTTGGTTTTAACAGATAAAGCCAGACAATGGGTTATTGGTAAAGCAATGGGGATTTCTGTTGGAAATGATGCAATCTTTGTATCTGATTATGGACTTAATGCAATGCCAATTGAATGTATTACTGATGCTTGGATAAACCCATGAAGTATCAATTAGGCGATTTTACAGTTAAATATTGGAATAGTTGGGATAGAGTTCCGCGCTCCCCTGTTCAAATCGGTTTTGCCATATTGGGTCAACTTGGAATTATGGCAAGCACAACGGTAGCTCTCTTTGTCGGTTTGGCTACTGTTGCGGCTGTTTCATGGATAGCTAAAGCTTTAATGCCAAAATTTGATGAAGATGCTTTCGGCACAAGTAGCGGTCTTATGACGAATACCAGAAATGCTACTGCACCACAAGAAATTGTATACGGCACAATTAGAAAAGGTGGTATAATTACATATCTGGAGTCAACTGGAAGCACTAATGAATTCTTACATCAAATAATCTGTTTTGCAGGGCATGAAGTCAATTCAATTGGGCAAATTTATATAAATGATCAAGCAATACCTAATAGCGACATTGATGGGAATGGGAACGTAACAAATTCAAATTGGGTTGATGCAGACGGTAATTCGACAATATTAATAAAGAAATTTACAGGTAGCCCAACCCAAAATGTTTATACAACATTAAGTAATTTGAGTGATGGTAACACTCCAAATTGGGCGAATGGTGGGCTTAATGATGATACAAATTTTCGTGGTCAAGGAATTGCGTGTCTATATGTTAGATTGAAATATGATCAAGATGTATTTTCACAGGGCGTTCCATTATTTACAGCATTGATAGAAGGCAAAAAAGTATTTGATCCAAGAAATTCTACGACTGCTTTTTCTGCAAATGCAGCATTATGTATAAGAGATTATTTAGTTTCTGCTTATGGATTAAACAATCCAACAGCTATCAATGACACGGTATTTTCATCTGCCGCAAATACTTGTGATGAATCTGTTGCTTTAAGTGGAAGTGGTAATGAAGCAAGATACCAAATAAATGGTGTTTTATCATTAGATAGACAGCCCAAAGATATTTTAGGTGATATGGTCGCGGCTTGTGCAGGTACGCTTTTTTGGGGTCAAGGAAAATGGCAGCTTGTAGTTGGGGAATATATAAGTCCTGTTAAAACATTGACGCTTTCAGATTTTAGAAGTGACATAACTATTTCGACAAAACATTCAAGACGTGATAATTTTAATATAGTTCGCGGAATGTTTAATGATATTAACGCAGATTATATTAGATCAGATTATCCAGAAATAAAAAGCAGTACATTTATTGCTGATGATGCAGGTGTAGAAAATGCATTAGATTTTGGATTGCCTCTTACAACATCCAGTTCTATGGCACAGAGATTAGCAAAGCTAACATTATTTCGATCTAGAGAACAAATGACTATGACGGCTGATTTTAGTTTGACAGCCTTAGAAATCCAAGTTGGTGATATTGTTGGAATAACGAACCCGAGATATGGTTTTAGTGCTAAAGATTTTGAAGTCATTGGTTGGAAATTAAGAAATGATAGGGATGGTGGTGAATTAAAAGTTGCACTTACGCTGCGAGAAACTTCTTCATCAGCATTTAGTTGGTCGGCAGAAGAGGCAGAATTAAAAGCCAATGATAGTAATTTACCATCACCACATACAAACCTTACAATTTCAAGTTTAACAACCACAGGTGGTGGTCGAACAACAACTGATGGAACTTTTGTAAATACAGTAAAGGTTTCTTGGACAGCCCCAAGTAACGCATTTATTTCTCATTATGAAGTAGAGCATAAAGCCACAGTTGATAGTGATTATGCAGCAACAACAACTGTTGAAAACAGTATTGAGTTAAGCCCAATTGTAGATGGGCAGCAATATCAAATAAGAGTTCGTGCGGTTACAATACAAGGTGTTCGCGGACCTTACGTTAATACAACTTTTACTGGCGGTGGTGACACAACTGCACCATCACCAATAACTAATTTAACTGCAACAGGTGGTTTTGAAAGCGTTATTTTAGATTGGACTGCGCCTTCAACAGAAGTTGGTGGCGCAACACTATATGATCTTAAAGGTTATTATATTTATCGAAGCACCTCAAACAGTCAGCCTTCCAATCCAATAGCTTTTGTTTTGGCTGACCGTTATGTTGACGGTGGTTTAGCAGAAACAACATCTTACTATTATTGGATAACCGCAGCTGATTTAACAGATAATAGAAGTACAGCCGTTGCGTCTGGCTCTGTTACAACAAAAACTAATGCAGGGTCAGCAGGTGCAGATGGTGCGGATGGTGCTGATGGTGCGGCAGGTGATACAGTCATAACAGGACAAGTTTACTATAATACAGTTCAACCGAATTCTCCAAGCACACCAAGCGCAACAAGTTTTAATACCAGTACTGCTTCATTTACTGGATTGACAAGTGGGTGGTCATTAAGTCAACCTGCAATAGAAATTACTGACACTGGAAATTATGAATGGCGAAGTACATTCACAGTTACCATTGACGGTGATACGACAGCACAAAGTATCGTTTTTACAACGCCAGTAAGTGCTATACAAGTTACGCAAAATCTTGAAAGCGATAATTATAATGGTGGTGGTTCTGTTGGTAATGAGGGTACACTAGGGTGGCATATCAACCGTAGCACTGGATATGCTGAGTTTGGATCAGCGTCTATAAGAGGTACGTTGACCGCTGGTCAAATACCAGATTTGTCTGGAACATATGCAACAGGGACAATTCCTACAAATGTTAGTGAGCTTACAAATGATACGGGATTTATAACAACCTCTGCACTTGGCGGTTATGCAACTACAACTGCTTTAAACGCAAAAAACAGCGTTCATGTTGGGAATTCTGCACCAGCTGGCACGCCAGTTCACGGTGATCTGTGGTATTATCCACCTTATTTTAGGTATTACTATTGGAACACTAATGTTTCTCCAGCCGCTTGGACTGCTGTAGGAATTGTAGCAGACTCAATTACAACAACTTATCTTGCTGCAATTGAAATAAGTGCATCACGAATTACAACTGATTCATTAGATATTGAAAGACTGCCGGGCCTTGTTAACATGGCTAGTCAGGCATATTCTTTTACAATTAATGACGCAAGCTCCATATCAAATAGTTCAAATCGAACTACGCTCTCAGGCACAACTTCTGGAAACAAGATACTTGTTATGGGTACAATGAGTGTTTTCTATGGTACAGTTTCTCTGGCTATTTCAAATAGTGTATTTGGTGCAAGTACTTCAATTCCAACAAGCGGTGGTATCACTGCTCAATCTGGCGCGTCTGCTACTTATACAACTTTTGGTGCTGGCACAGCCTCAGGCACAAGTGTTAGTTATGGAATGGGAATAATACCGGGCGGCAGTAGCAGCACAAACAGAACTTATACTATAACGATTACTATTTTAGAGTTTGAAAAATGATAACTGTAATTGTGTATGAAACGGAAAGCAAAAAGGTAGTCAGCAAGCTTACTGTAACAAATGAGGAAGCAATAGGTGATAATATCAAAGACGGACAATCTTATATTGTCGGAGAAATTGAGGTAAGCCGTATTAAATATGCGACTGTTATAGATGGTAAAGTAGAATATTCTAAAACAGAAGATGAACAAGATTTAGAAGAGAAGACCGCTGATTTTCGGGCTGCTAGAAACGCTAAACTTGCAGAAAGTGATTGGACACAAGTAGAAGACAGTCCTTTATCAGATAGCAAAAAAACAGAATGGCAAACATATCGTCAACAACTTAGAGATATGCCGCAACAAGAGGGGTTTGATCCATTAAATCCAACATATCCTGATGAGCCATCTTAGGACTTCTATTATTTAGAAAAATGATGTAGAGTGCAGGTGCATATGCAATTTGAAACGGAGATTTAAATTATGGCAACTATAGCTGACAGGGTTTTTGACAATGGCCTCACAGTCCTTGACACAGAAGCCAATAAAATAGTGGTGACCTCTCAAGAGGCTACAACCTACGCAGAAGCAAACGCAACCTACGCACTAGGTAATTCTACATCACTTTCCATTGGCGCACCTGCGGATAGATCAGGCGGTGGTAGGGAAGTAACTGCGGCTGCAATTACTGATGGAAGTATAACAGGAACAGGAACCGTAACTCATTATGCAATCATTGATACAACAAATTCAAGATTGTTAGTAACAGGCTCACTTTCCGCTTCACAATCAGTAACATCTGGAAATACCTTTAGTCTTGCATCTTTTACGGTTGGAATTCCTGACCCATCATAGGTTTTTTTAAATGGTTCATCATAATCTAAATGCCGTTTCAGATGAACACGGTCAAAAAATTGCTGAAAAAGATTTTTCGGTTGAGTTAAAAGAAAAAAAGAAAAAAACCGAAGAAGATGATGTAAAAGACGAAAGCAAGTAAACATGGTTAAATTTGCAGATCGGGTCAAGGTAGCTACTTCAACAACAGGAACAGGAACGGTTACTCTTGGGTCTGCGGAAACTGGCTTCCAAACATTTGCATCGGGCGGTATTTCTGATGGGGATACCGTTCGATATGTAATAGAAGATGGAAATGATTTTGAGATAGGAGTGGGTACTTATACTCACTCTGGCACAACTCTTACAAGGACGCTTTCCTCTAGTTCCACAGGGTCACTTCTTAATTTAAGTGGTTCAGCAAAAGTTTTTATTTCGCCAAGTGCTTCTGATTTAGAAGTTAATGGGGCATATCTCGCTACAAGCTTTACGGCAACAGCAGGTCAAACTGCTTTCTCAGGAACTTTTGCAAGTTCTAATGCAGCAGTATTTTTAAATGGTGTGTTGTTAAAGCTCACAGATGATTACACAATAAATTCTACAACAATCACTTTGGCTTCTGGTGCTGTTGCAGGGGATATATTGACGGTAAACGAATATGGTTTTCCAAGCAGTAATTTTAAGTCATTCTTAAACACTTTTACTTTACCTACTAGCGACTCTACTAGCGGTCACGTATTACAAACTAATGGCTCTGGCGTTCTTTCTCTCGCAGCGGCAAGTGGTGGCGGTGGTGTAACGACTTACGCAACTGCGGCTGACTTACCATTAAGTGGGAATAGCGCAGGTGATTTGGCATATGTAACAGGAACTAACAGGTTGTATATTAGTAATTCAACTGGTTGGTATTCTATCAGTTTGGTAAACACCAATCCTTCTATTACTAGTACGCAGGATGCAAGCGGCAACTCAACACCGTTCTTTCTATCTACTAGTGGAACTGCAACCGTTATTACAATAACTGCGAGCGATCCAGAAGAAATACCACTATCTTATAGCTATGCTGTTACCTCGGGTTCGTTAACTAATGGCGGTGGCACTACTGCAACTGTCGTACAAGGTACTGGTTCTAATACAAACAAATTTACTATAACACCGAGTACTAATCAAAGTTATGCAGGTCAATTTACGCTTACTTTTACTGCGTCAGATCAAATAAATACTGGAACATCAGTCGCTGTATTCTCACTTCAATTTAGCGTAGCTAACTCAAGATATACTACAAATTTAATTACAACGTCAGGATCGGCTGGTAATAATAATACAATTACTGATGGTTCAACGACAGGTCATACAATTACAAGAGGTGATAATCCACTGCAATCGACATTCTCGCCTTATCGTGTAGGCGGCTATAGTGTTTATACTGGTCAAAGTGGTGGTTCAAAACTTTCTTTTGCTGATCATACAGATTTTGCGATTGGTACTGGTGATTTTACTCTGGAAATGTGGATATTTATTCCTGATGCAGATAGCACTTGGCAGCAATTAGCAGCATCTAATGGATCAAGTAATGAATTTCAACTTTATAAAGATAGCGGTGATCCAGAATTAAATTGGTATGGTGGAGGTTCAAGTTTACTTCTTACCTCTGGTGCTAACCTTACGGATAATACATGGCATCATATAGCTGCTGTAAGAAGTAGTGGAGTTTTAAAAATATATGTTGATGGTACGGAAAGAGGATCAGTTTCTGACAGCAATAGCTACACTACTGGTGCAGCTATTCATGTTGGACAAAGTGGTTCATCATACAGAGTTTATAGTTACATACACGATTTTAGACTGACAACTAGTGCCGTATATACTGGAAATTTTACAGCACCATTGTCCTCGCTAAGTGCGCTTTCTGGAACTGTGTTATTGGTAAAATGTGAACCTTTTGTAAAAGATGCTTCAACCACAGGGCATAGTCCAACAATAGCTGAAGATTTAGAACTTGTTGGACTTTCACCATACGACACATCAGGTTATTCTGTTGCTTCAAATAGTGGCAGTTATAAATTTGATGGTTCTGATGATCTTTTAAGTGTCGCAGACCATACAGATTTTGATTTTGGCACTGGTGATTTTACCTTTGAATTTTGGGCATATTTTAATGATGCAGGAGGAACTTGGCAATCTTTAATGAGTTCAAACTATAGTAGCACTAATAGCTTCCGAGTATACAAAAAAAGCGGTTCTGCCGAAATACAGTTTTATTATAATAAAAACTCTAGTTCGCAAACAACTTCAAGTGCGCAACTCCATAAAGGGTGGAACCATATTGCTATGGTAAGATACAATAACGTCTTGCAAACCTATGTGAACGGTGTTTCAAGGGTCTCAACATCAAGCGTTACAACAGATATACACAGTGGCGCACAAATTAATTTTGGCGGCAACACTGGAGAGAGTAGTTCTTATCCTTTTGACGGATATATGACTGACATCAGATTAGTTAAAAGTGCGGTATATACCAGTAATAATTTTACACCACCAACAGAACCATTGACAGCAATTTCAAATACTTCATTATTACTAAGTGGTGATGAAGCGAACATAATTGACAAAGCACAAACTGCACCTGATTTGCAATTATTTGGAAATACAACATCAAGTACAACAGAAAAGAAATATGCAGCAACTTCAATGTATTTTGATGGAAGTGGTGACTACATTACCTATACTATGCCGAAAGCTATTCTAACAAGTAATTTTACCTGTGAAGGTTGGGTAAATTTTAGTGATCTTAGTGCTAACAGAACGATGTTTAGAATTGGAAGTGCTCAGTTTTTCTATAGGTCTGGTGATAGTCAAATGGCTCTTTATACTCCAACTGCAGGGTCAATTCTTTTAACGGCTGCTCCATCGGTCGATACGTGGTATCATTTTGCTTATGTTCGATCTGGTACTGCTATTACTTTATATTGGAATGGCACTAGTACTGGTACTGGCTCAACTTCTTATTCCATTGCTGATGATGTAATGATTGGTGGATGGACTAGTAGTTCAGAAATGATGAATGGCTATATAGAAGACTTACGAATAAGTTATACAGCACGTTATTCATCTAACTTCACTGCACCTACTGGCAGCTACCAAGGATAAGTTATGACAATATCTAGAAATTTAGCAACATTCGCCCAAAAAGTTCCCAACGATGGAGAGGCAGTAGTTGGTTTTATTACGGTTACAGTCGCAAATGAAGGAAGTGGTAATAAATATTATTTTGATGGAACATCACAGCAAACGGTATCGTTAGCAAAAGGTGTTACCTATCGCTTTGATACTAGTGACTCTTCAATGAGCGGTCATCCTTTAAGGTTCAGCACAACATCAAACGGTACACATGGCGGTGGTTCTCAATTTACCACAGGCATAACTACAAATGGGGATGCAGGTTCAGCAGGAAGTTATGTTGAGGTTCAATTAGAGCAAGATGCGCCAGATCATTTATATTCATACTGTCAATATCATTCGGGGATGGGAGGATTAGTAAAAACCGCACCAATTGGCGATGCGAACTTTGCTAGTTTTGCAAACACATTTACTTTTCCAACTTCAGATGGAAGTGCAGATCAAGTTATTAAAACTGATGGGTCGGGAACATTAAGTTTTACAGATGTAAGTTCTGGCGGTGGAGGCGGTTCGTTGACTGCAACTGCATCAGGAACTTTGGCAAATGGTGACAAGATTATTGTCAATAGTAACGGCACTGTCAGTAAAGTTGGAGCAGTAACAACTTCTCAATCTGCTTCTATCGGCACAGCAGTTCAATGGAATGATGGTAATGCTAATAATGTGACCGCAGTTTTTGATCCTGATAATTCAAAAGTGATAGTTTGTTTTGTAGAAAGTAGCAAATCAAAAGTTGTTGTCGGTGAGGTAAGTGGAACATCAATTAGCTTTGGTTCTGAGGTTACTTTTTATGATGCAAACTCCTCACACGCAAGCATCGTGTATGATACAGCAAATAACAAAGTTGTTATAGCTTATGTGAATGATGATACATATGGTGCTGCAATTGTCGGAACGGTAAGCGGATCATCAGTGAGCTTTGGCAGTGAGGCGATTTGGTTATCCAGTAGAGCAGATGATATTGAAGCTGTTTATGACTCAGCCGCAGGTGCAGTAGTTATTGTATTTACGGATTTTGACAATTCATATCACTGCAAGGCTATTGCTGCTACTGTAAGCGGAACAACCCTTACTTTTGGATCAGTCCTTACGATAAATGCAGCTAGTAGTACGTATAACCGAATTGGATATGACTCAACGAATAGCAAAAGTGTTGTTGCATTTAGGCACTCTGGTGGTAAAGCGGCTGTAGTAAGCTGCAGTGGTACTACTCTTTCTGTAGGTTCGGTTGCTACATTCAACAGTAACAACGGAAGTTATCCAATGGATGTTGTTCACGATTCCAATAGCGGTAAAACAGTTATTTTTTACCATGACCAACAAAACAGCTATTATGGATATGGCATCGTGGGAACGGTTAGCGGTACAGGAATTACCTTTGGAACGGCTGTTCAATTAGATGATACAGCTTCTTATAGAATTGGTGCAGTATATGACGATGACGCGCAAAAAATCCTTGTTGCTTATACAGATGGCAATGACTCCAAAAAAGGATATTATAGACTTGCTACAGTAAGTGGAACGTCAATCAGTTTTGGTTCTGAGGCAGCATTTCACTCAGATGGAGAAGTACAAACAGGATATTATACTGTGGCAACTGCTTTTGATAGTACAAATAATGTAGTTGTACTTGCATATAGAGGGCGTGATTCGTCAAATGCTCTAGATGGATATGCAAGAGTTATACAAAATGCCGCTTCGCTTTCTACAACAAACCTTACGGCAACCAATTTTATTGGTATTGCAGATGCCGCATATTCTGATGGTGCAACTGCTACCATTCAAATTGCAGGGTCAGTAGATGATGCACAATCAAGCCTTACTGCAGGTCAACTTTATTACGTGCAGACTGATGGAACTCTCAGCACTTCAGCCGATAGTCCGTCTGTTATTGCAGGTACGGCTGTTTCTGCTACCAAAATTATTGTAAAGGGTTAGGTATGAAAACGATAGTTAAAACGGCTGATAATGTATCAAGATTTATAGTGGAAGATGATGTAGTTATAAATTCAACATCAATTAATATCAGTGTCGGTAATCCTGTCAAATATACTGTATGGGATTTGAATAAAGATAATATTACAATTTATACAGATATTTCTGATGTTCCTGATGATTATAAAGGCGGTAAATATTGTTTTAATGGGTCTGCTTGGACGTCAAACCCATCGTGGTCTGCTCCAATAGAAGATGATGAATAAGGGGTAGCAAATGCTTGGGTTTGCACCTCTCGCAAAAAATACATTAGCAGATGATGGCGTAGTTGAAAGCCAAGCACAAAGTCTAACAGCTAGTAATGTTGTTTCTGGAAACCCATCTGTCGCTTCTTCAGCCATAACTCAGAACCACGTCCTTGAAAAAACAACCATTAATAAAACAGTTACCGTTGTTCAAAGCTATGGCAATAAATATGCAATTGATGGCGTAACGACACCTACGCTTACATTAGAACGTGGAAAGACCTATATATTTGATGTTTCCGATAGTTCTATGTCAGGTCATCCATTTCGTTTTAAAGATGGGTCAGGAAATAGTTATACCACAGGCGTTACGGCATCGGGAACAACTGGACAGAGTGGAGCTACAGTTACGATAGTTGTCGCTGCAAATGCTCCTGATGATCTAAGATATTATTGTACTGTTCACGGCAATGGTATGGGCAACACTATTTCAGTTGTTGATAAAATTATAAATATTATTTCTGGTACTCCAAATATTGCGTCTACTTCCTTTTCTCAAGTTCATTCCCTTACAGCAACATCCGTTGTTTCTGGTACGCCAGTTGTTCAATCAAGCACAGCAAGTATTATTTATGTTCTTACCGCAAATTCATTGGTAACAAGCGCATCTGTGGTTGCAAGCACATCTATTGTATCAGAACACGCATTAACCTGTTCAAATGTAGCCTGTGCGCCACCACAAGCCGCGTCTACTGCTTTAACGCAAAAACATGACCTCACACCTCAAAGTGTTGTTTCTGGCTCTCTCAGTGCGCCTACAATCAATATGGGTGAGGATGAAACATTCACAACACCGTCTGTTACTATAGGTGTTCCGTCTGTTCCAACATTAAATTTTACGCTTTCAACAAGTCTTACGGCAAATTCCATAACATCAGGAAATCCTGTTGTTGCGTCTATTGGAATGACAGAAGATGAAACTCTTGTCGCATCTTCTATTGTATCTGGAGCGTCAGAAGTTGGTTCACAGCCATTAATACAAGATCATTCCTTAACAGCCTCAAATATTTTATCAGGAGTGCCAGTAGCAAATAATGCTAATATGGCAGAATTTGAGACGCTCACTACAGCCGATTTAGATGCAGGTGAGCCTGAAGTTGGAAGCCCATCCCTTGTAGCACAACAATCTTTTTCACCTAATTCATTAGAAGCAGGTACAATAGATGTAAGTTCAGCTACATTCACACAAGAACATAATTTATCAAGTTCAAGCATAGAAGCTTCTGCACCTTCTGTCCCATCAATTTCAGCAACTATTATTATCCCGCTTACTGCAAATAGTATTTTAAGCGGTTCTCCAGTAATTGATAGTATTACAGCATCTATTACAAACGTGCTCGTTTCTTCCTCTGTGAATTCTGGAACACCGATTGTTCAAAATGTGAGCATGGCAGAAGATGAAACATTTGTATCTGATAATGTTGTATCAGGTTCAATAAGTATTGACTCAATTTCGTTTACCCAAAATCATAATCTTTCTGCGACCAGTGTAGTAACAGCAAATCCAGTTGTAGATCAAACAACAATGTCAGAAGCAGAAACGCTTGTTGCTGTAAGCGTAATTTCTGGAACACCTGTTACACCAAATAATATATTTCCTTCAATCCCAGAGGGTGAATTACCTCTTACTTCTGTAATAAGCGGAAATCCAGTTGCGCAATCACCTGCTGCAATAATTAGGATTGGTCTTACTGCCCAGAATACAGAAAGCGGAACACCAGATATTCCAATACTTGTTTATGATATTGGATTGGCAGGGCGAGTAAATGCAGAAACGGCTGTTCCAAATTCTGTTGAGGCAGATGATAGTATAAATGGTGTAGACATTGATAATGACGGTATTAATTCCGTCAGTTAGGAGTAAAAATGGCATTTACAATTAAAAAAGGTGATACCGCACCCTTTCTTACGGCAACATTGAAAGATGCTAATGGAACGGCTGTTGATCTTACAGGCGCAACGGTTGTTTTTAATATGGCTGATTTGGATGATAATTTAGTAGTAACAAATGGATCATGTACAATAGTAGACGAAGACACAGGCAGAATTAGATATAATTGGGTAACGACGGATACAGCTAATGACGGTGTATTTAGAGGAGAATTTACAGTTACTTTTGCATCTGGTGTAATAGAGACTTTCCCAAATTCAACCTACTTTAGAATAAAAATATTAGATGATTTGGGATAATATGAAATTATTTGATCAATATATGGGGTATGTAATTGCTATTTCTACAGCCATGCTTGCAGGTGTATGGTGGTTAATGAATAATATTCTAACCAACAAATCAGAAATAAAATTACTTAAACATCAAAACGATATAACTAACAAACTTTTGGATGAAATGCGTAATGATCAAAAAGAAATGAGGCGCGACATTCAAAGATTGCTTTCAAAGTAGGTATCTAGATGATTGATCCTATTTCATGTGTTGGTCTTGCAACAGGAGCATTTAAGGCAATCAAGGCGACTGTTTCGGCAGGCCGTGATCTCGCGGATTGTGCAGGTCAACTTAATGAGTGGGGAAAAGCATTTAGCGATTTCCAAAATTGTGAACAAAGAGAACTCAATCCTCCGTTTTGGAAAAAAACATTTAAAGGTTCAGATGAAGAAAATGCACTGGAAATCTTTGCACAGAAAAAACGCCTTGAGGCCATGCGCTTAGAAATGAAAGAGTTAATCACGTGGCATTACGGAAAAAGTGGCTACGAAGAATTACTGCAAATAGAGGCACAAATGAGAAAAAGACGCAGAGACGAAGTTTATAGAAAACAACAACAAATTGATAATGTAATAAACTTTGCGATTGGAGCAGCTATCTTTGCTGTTGGTTTAGGGGTAATATTTTTTATCTTTTATCTTTGGGGAAGTCGACAAGGACGTTGGTAAATGTGGGTATTACTCTGGTTGCAGGTCATTAGTGGTACGTTCGACCATTACCACGTTGGTAGTTATTCTACTGAGGAAGCTTGTAAGGATGATTTATCAAAAGCAAAAGTGCTTGTAACAAATCAAAACTCTAAGGTAGTCTGCATCAAAATAGAACGGTGATTATTAAAGAATGGCGAAGAAAATATATTGTATATGACAAAAATGGTAAAGTCGTTATAATTACGCAAGATAAAAAAATTGCAATAGCTTTTGCAAGGTTACAAAAATGACAGAATTTGATAAAGCAGATACAAATGGTGATGGTGTTATTCAACGCAAAGAATGGAACGCACTTGCCTTGGAAGATCGTAGATTAGAAATAGCAGACCGCGATTTAAAAAGAAATGCTGAAAGACGTTTTACTGGTTTTGCTTTAGCAGGGATGTTGATTTATCCATTTATAATTTTATTAGCATCTGTTCTTGGATTTGATAAAGCTGCAAGTCTTATAACGGATATTGCATCAGTGTATGTTATTGCCGCGAGTGGAGTCGTTGCTGCATTTATGGGCTTTAATGCTTATAGTGCGAAATCAGAACCCAAAAAATCTAGCGTTACAATGGAGAATAAGAATGATTGATCTACTCGGCAAGCTTGTTGATCCAGTTAGCAATATACTTGATAAGGTTATTGAGGACAAAGATCAAAAAGCGAAACTAGCGCATGAAATCGCAACAATGGCAGAGAAAAACCATCAAGCGATTGTTATGCAGCAATTAAAAATTCTTCAAGCCGATGCTCAAGGCAACTGGTTTCAGTCGTCTTGGAGACCGCTTATTGGATGGATCGCAGGTATATCGCTTGGTATAAATTATATGGTTGCCCCAATTGCTTTGGGTTTTGGTTTTGAAGTTCCACAGGCTGATATGTCAGTGATGATGCCTCTTCTTCTTGGTATGCTTGGAATTGGTGGTATGCGGTCATTTGATAAATTGAAAAAAACGGATAGTAAAAAATGAAAGTTAATGTTGGATTAGCGTTTGCGATGGTTGTTCAGTTAGTTGCATTGGTTTGGTATATATCAGGGCTTGTGCATGACTTAGAACATTTGCAAGGAACGGTATCAGCACAACAAGATTTTCTTGAATTAATAGATCAAGATGTAAATGATCTTTGGCATTTCTGCACCTTCACAGAAAATAAATGGGCAGAATCATACACTGATGATATGGTTTACCAAAGAGTTTGTGGAACAAAAGAGTTCAAAAACTGATGTATACTTATAAAATAAAAGAAATCGTAAGAGTTGTAGATGGTGATACCGTTGATGTCACAATTGATTTAGGTTTTGATCTTACAAAATTAGAGCGTGTTCGATTGGCAGGTATTGATACGCCAGAGAGCAGAACAAAAGATTTAGCAGAAAAACACATGGGCTATGAAGCAAAAGCATATCTTACGGAACTTTTATATGCAGCCGATGATCTGATAGTCAAAACAGAAAAAGATGGAAAATTTGGCAGAATGTTAGGTGAATTTTTTAGTAATAAATTTGCTGTTTCATATTCAATAAATCAACAACTTATTGATGAAGGTTATGCTTGGAAATATGAAGGTGGGTCTAAGAAAAAAGATTTACAAGAACTCATAGATCGAAGGAAAAAATATGTCAAAATCTCTTAAAAAGTTACAAGAAAAAATAGGCACAAATGCAGATGGTTCTTTTGGTCCGAATACCGCAAGAGCAATTTGCAATCATTATGTACTAAATGCAGAACGTGGAGCGCATTTTTTAGGACAACTAGTTCATGAATCAGGAACCTTCAAATATACTGAAGAAAATTTAAATTATTCAACAGAATCCATCTTAAAAGTTTTCGGTAAGTATTTTAAAACTCAAAGTGATGCAGAACAGTGTGCCAGAAACCCTCAGGCGCTCGCTGATAAGGTTTATGGTGGTCGGATGGGTAATGACGGTCAAGGTTATCTGTGGCGCGGTAGAGGCTTTCTGCAGGTGACCGGAAAAAATAACTATGATCAATTTTGTGCAGATATGAATTTACCAGAGATTATGTCAGACCCAGACTTAGTATCAAGTGACTATCCAATGGAAAGCGCAATATGGTTTTTTAAAAGAAACAAGCTTTGGTCGATTTGTGATGAAGGCGTCAAAGATGATACAATCAAGCGCCTAACCAAACGTATAAATGGTGGTTACAATGGATTAAAACACAGAAAAGAAGAAACCTACAAAATTTATGAATGGTTAAAATGAAAACCTCCATTGCATATTCTGGCAAACTATCACAAAGACAATTGGTACGATTGGGTGGTTTAATTGCATTTATTTGTGGTCGTCGTCCATATGATACAATTTTAAATGATCTTACAGAAAATGGTTTTGTTTCTGATTTTGATAATAACCTAGAGCTTACAGACCTAGGAAGGCGTGAGTTAACTAGGTTGGTATCAATGGCAGGATTAAAGCCAGAACAATTTACTGATAAGGCCTATCAGGACGAACCTTCGGCTTCACCAGTTCATTAGAAGCAACATCCGATCCTTTGCAATAAACTTGAACATCTTTGTGTGATGCAAACGGTACAAAGGTATCTCTTATTCTAGCTTTGTTATGTGAGCACGTATCATAACTTGGGAAAACCAAATTGTATTTTGTTTCCTCGCCTTCAATAAAAAAACTTAATACCATGATTGTATAATATTTAAGCATTTTGTTATCCATTCGCTTTTTTCAAGCTTTGTCAATTCGCTTGAAAGTTGAAAAATAAGGGGGCGTTTGCCCCCCTCTAGTTAAATTTCTGCCCAAGCTTTAGTATTGATTGCTTTTGCAATTTTTTGTTCTCTGTCTCTGGTTACGCTGACAGGTGATTTATGTTCTGTTGTATGTGTAGCCCAATGAGTCATACAATTATATAATGCCCATTTATTTGAACCAAGGTCTTTTATTTCTGTTTTTAATTGTCCCATCAATTTTTCAAGCTGTTTTGAATTGTACTTTTCTTCGCTTGATTTTGTTTGGTGATTGATAAGATATTTTTTGAAAAAGTTTTCTGCCTTTTTTGCAGTTATCTTTTGTTTCATCCAGCCCTGCCAAAGTTCTTTTTGTCCGTGGAATATTTCAAGACCGTTAGAGATTTTTTCTGCTGCACCTTCTACACTTACCTGTGATGTATGACGCATCCAAACTTTTGAAATAGAGTCTGGTGTTGTACAGCCGTTGAGGCACCATAATCTCATTGCATCTGCAACTGTTTGATATGCATATGTACCATCATAAGAATTCCAAACACGAATACGATATTTGCAATAATCACCAACAGCAGGTTCTGCAACCAAATCGTTGAATAAAACTTCTATTTGTAATTTTCTGCCATCATCTAGTGATTTAACATCAAACCCAAAATCTTGTGAGATGTTTGTTTGTTTAATGCTGTCATATGTAGCATTTACAACATCATCATGTGATAGCATTTTATAGCTGTTACGATGAACATGAAGTGGTATTCCAGTATCTTCTCGAACAAGTACCTTCCAACCTTCAATCGGTGTATCAGAACCTTTTGCTGTAAGTGGAACTTCGTTTACTTTAAAATTCCAGTCTGTTTCGTTTATGTTAGTAAAATCAAGCATTTATGAACCTCCGTTTATGTTGATTTGTAAGTAGAAACTATCACAAACCTAGCTACTGTCAATAATTAATTTACAAAATTTTATGTAAATATTGTATTGACATATAATAATGTATGTGATAGTATTAAATTGTCTAAAATGATTTAGACAAAACTATCAAACGAGGTTCTAATGAAAAACAAACCATATTTTACTCTAGATGATTTTACAGATGATCAGCTAGATAAATTAAAAACTAAAAATCCAAAATTAAATGAAATTATCAGGGAGGCAAATAAAAAGCCAAAACAATATAATTTTTCAAAAGAAGAAGTTCGTAAACACGCAATCAAGGTTTTGAATATAATTGCTCAACTTTCTTACTCTGAAAGAATGAGGGTTTTAGATCATGCGAGGAAAATGAACGATGTTAACTAAACAAGTAAATCCAAAAGGTGGCAAGCTTAGGCTTGTCACTGACATGCCAACCGAAGAAAGGTTAGAGCAGCAAGCCCAAGAATTGAAGAATGATTTGCCAGAAGCATATGCAAATCGAACTTTAAAAGAAATGAAAATTCATTTGCTGAAAGAGTACCTTCAAGAGACTTGGAAAAATGATATTTACATTATCATGGTCTATCGCAGAGAGGCGGCAGACGATTTGGTACATAATCCAGAATTTAAAGGTAAATGTACTTGGTTATCTATTCGACGCAAAGACAGAAGACCTGTGAATAATTGGCAAGATATGCAAACAATTAAGAACAGGCTTTGTGGCACAGAATGTGATGCAATACAAATTTTTCCAAAAGAAAGTAAAATGGTCAATACGGCTAATCAGTATCATTTAATTGTGATGCCAGAAGAAGCAAACATACCTTTCGGTTGGCAAACAAGATTTGTTAAAAAAGAAAATTACACAGGTACTGGAGTACAAAATTTCAAAGGAGACGAATAAAATGAATAATAATAAAATGATTTATAACAGTGGTTATTTTAGAGACACAGGTATCGGTTATCAAAAGACAGATACAAGCAAGAGGGCTGCGCAAAGCAGCCCTAACCATAAATTAACAATACGAGATCGTGTTTTTGAATTATTACAAAAAGCTGGTGTTGCATTAACAACAGAAGAAATAGCAGATTTTCTAAATTGCCCATACGCAAGTGTTCAACCTCGACTGAGTGAACTGCAGAACAGCGGTAAGGTTATTGACAGTGGTTACAGAGGTAAAACCAAATGGGGAAAATCTTGTATCAAATGGAAAGTTAAAAATTAATTAAAATAAATGTAAATATTATATTGACAACTATGTGCAAATATATTAGTCTGTATATATAGAAAGAGAGGTTCACAATGGAAATTAAAATTCACAGCAATCAAATCTGGCTTTCCGATCCGTCAAAAGCACATGGATACGATGTTGAAGTTGGCACAGATCAATCAAATGGTGACACAGTTTTTGTTGGTGTAGACGCAACAAATAGAACACAAGCCGCTTCTTTGGCTAAAAGGTTTGCTTTCAAATGGATTTGTGGAACAGGACATTACGTAGCATCAGTAAACATGACATCATAACAACAGGGGGCAACAGCCCCCTCCTAATTTTAAGAGGTTCACATGGCATATATTCATCATAATCAATTTATGAATGTAGAAGTAAAAGGTAAAACATTTGATATTGTTGTAGAAGGTACCTTTGATACGATTACATCTGAAACAAATATAACAGATGTATATTTAAACGACAGTCGGGGAGACGAGAAGGGAGGTTTTAAAATACCAGACAGAATAATGAAATTTCTTAATCTACGATACAATGATTTTGAAGATTTTAAAGACAGTATTAACTAGCGGGGAAAAATAATAAATGAAATGGAATGACCTGATACGAAAACAAAAAGAAGAACGAAAGGCACTGATCTTTGACCAAATTGAGAAAGGCCATAGTCAATCAGAGGCTGCTCGTATTCTTGGAATGCATCGTCAACAGATTTATCAATTTTGTAAAATACACAATATTAATTTTATTGGCGAACAGCAAAAATTTCGGAAAGGTAAAAAAAAGAAAAGGGCATAAGTAATGGTGAAAAAAAATAAATTACCAGTTCAATTAAACAGTCAACAATCAAACAATTTCAGTGAAATTAAAATTGGCAATAGACAAGACATAGTTCAACAGGTTAAATCACAATTTTCAAAAGACGAACAATCAATATTTGATGATTATTTTTATCGCGATAAAGATAATGAAAAATGGGATAAACCATTTGGTTGGGGACAAACAGCAGGAATAGCGCACGATGGTACAGATAATTTGGTCGTAAGACCAGAACAAGAAAGTTATCTTTACAATACTTTCCTCGCAGCACTGGCAAATCCAAAGAAGGCTTTTTTTATTGATTTTGCATTTGCACAACCTGACGAAAAGAAACGCCTTGATTATGATTTCAAACTCATGCGCAAAAAGATCATAGAAAGTGAGCGTATTACCTTATCGGATGATTTTGTAAGAAACGCTGTAGCACTTTCGTTTTCGTATCCAAAATATATTTTACAACTTCTACCAAAAGCAATTCCCTGTTTTGATAATCTTTGGATAGAGTGGAATGAATTGGTAAAATTTGATGAGGTACAAAAACAAAACGAAACACTGGGAATACCAACTGAATACGATAGACGACCATATGTAGCAAATAAAACAGCTTATCATATAGAGAATAGAGGTTCTAATATTTTTCAATATACAGTTTGTTTGAGCGAACAATTTTACACAGATCAAACGATGACAAAAAAATCTGCACAAGATGCAATGATGAGTTCTTGGTCTTGGTTTTTTTCAAATGAAGACTCTTTGGCATCTCTTGGATGTCAACATAAGGGAAAACCATACACAGAAAGTCCTGATTTATTTAACAGGTTGCTTGGAAAAAAATATTGTGATCATTTTGCAGAAGACTTTCCTAAAACAGCAATGAAAAACTTTGGTCAACAAATTGCGTTTGGTGAAACCGATATTACTGCAACAAAATTAAATTATCATACAGACCTCGAGCAAGAAGATAAAATTAAACAACAGCTTACAAACACAGCAATGGCATGTGATAGTGATTTAAGATTTCTGGCTGCTGTTTTTTCTCTTTTGAATTATCCAAGGTTTGTTCGAGAGGTTCATGCGCCACAAAAAATATATCCACAAATAAAATGGGGTCAGCGTGTTCCTAGAAATGAATTAAAAGTTATTGAAATTGAATTACCAAAACATGGCGTAAATATCTATCAACAGCTTTTTACTGGTCATGGTACACCTAAACGACAGCATACAAGACGAGGTCATTGGCGCGTTTTAAAAGATGTTCATGGGCGAATTAAAAAACGTACATGGGTCAAACAGTGTACAGTTGGAAATGCAGAACTGGGAATAATCGAACATGAATATATCCTTACGTCAAAAAGTAAATAAAGCAAAATCTGAACTAAAACTTGCTCGAAGGCAAATGAGAATTGAAACGATTAAATGTTATGCCGATGCTGGTTTTTCGGCACCAGCCATTGCAGAGATTTTGCAGGTCAACGTAATTACCCTGAGAACTTTTGCTTATAATCACAACATATTTTTTAAACATAGGAAACCAATGTCAAAAGAAAAATTATCCGAAGGACTTATTCAAGAGCGCAAATACTTAACACAGCAAGTTTTATATTGGGAACGAGAACGATGGAGGTCTGATTCGGACAAAAACGCGACCAATAATTATTACCTTGCAAAAAAAGACCTGACAGAATTTTATTCTAAATGCAGAGCAGCAGGTATAAAAATTTAGATAATCGTGTGGCGGTGAAAAAATAACAGATAAACTGTTGTGGTTTTAATAAGAAGAAATATCCCACCGCCACTTAAAAGTTTTACAAAAAGGAATAGCAAAATTCAATGAAAAAAGTAGCTGTAGATTTTGCAATAACACAACTTGAAACTATAAAAGTTGCAATGGAAAACTATCATTTTTATATTAAGCAAAATCATAAATATAAAGATACAAAATTAGCATCGATTAAAAAAATAATCAATAAAATTGATAAAACGTTACTTGATCACAATGTAGATTTGCAGTCGTATACTGTTTTTCGCGGAGAAGGTATTTCCAGTACACTTTTAACTAAATTGAAAGCTGATGTGCAAAATCTTTTTAACTGTCAAAAAATAAATTTACAATATCATCCAATATTTTCTGAAAAAAATGGTCACGGTAGTCATATTATTGTTGTTATGGATGATAAAACAGAAGACATCTGGATATGTGATGTTGATGCAAATGAAAATTTAGAATTTAAGAAAAACAAATGTTACGTACAGTAAATTTTGTAGTATCTGGAACTCCTGTTGGGAAAGGCAGACCACGTTTTACAAAAACTGGTGTGCCGTATACACCAAAAGAAACCAAAGACTATGAGGCACGAATCAAGAATTCAGCATGGGTTGCAATGAAGAAGCTTCGTTTAAGCGCATCAAAAAAAAGATGCAGTGTAATAATGACGGCTGTATTTCCAATTCCTAAATCTTATTCTAAAAAGAAAGTTCTTCACTGTCAGGCTGGTAATATTGTACCTCCGCGTCCTGATATTGATAATATTGTTAAGGCTGCACTCGATGGGTGTAATTCTATTGTATATGACGATGATAAACAGGTATGGCATATTGCTGCATTTAAAAAATATACTGACATTGACGAAAAGCCTCATTTGAATATCAAAGTTCAATGGGATGCAACATGACCGAAACAGTATTTATTTTCGATATGGATGGTACACTTACACCAAGTAAACAAATAATTGATAAAGAATTTTACGAATTTTTTTTCTCATTTTGTGAGTCACATTCTGTTTCAATTGTAAGTGGTGCGGATTATCAGCAAATTGTTAAACAGTTAAGTGGTGAATTATTAAGTGAATGTGAGGCTGTATTTCCTTGCTCTGGAAACGAAGAGCGATTTTTAGGTGAGGTTTTATCATCCAAGCCTTGGGTACCAAGCGAAAGATTAATTACGCACCTAGCTGCGCTTTGTGATGCGTCTGCATATCCCATAAAATTAGGAAATCATATTGAACTTAGAATGGGAATGTTAAATTTTAGCATTGTTGGTAGACCTGCTTCATTAGAAGATAGAGATATGTATAAAACTTGGGACAGAGAATACAAAGAAAGAGCTGCTTGTGCGGCGTATGTGAATACCAAATTTGCTGGTTTAAATGCTGTTGTTGCAGGAGAAACTGGAATAGATATTTTCCCAAAGGGAAAAGATAAAAGTCAAATTATAAAAAATAAATACTATAGAGATAAGCAGACAATTTTTTTTGGCGATAGTATTTTTCCAAATGGTAATGATTACACCATTGCCTTGGCTTGTCATAAATACCATTATGTAAGAAACTGGAAAGACACTCAGTCAATACTTGCTGCAGAGTATTTATAATCTTTTCCATACAATCTTTCCCATTCCAATGGTTGTTTATGAATGGCAACCTTTGATTGATCCCATAAACCTTGATGATGCCCATCGCAAAGTGGAATGGCTGTATCATCAGATCGCTTTCTGGCACTGTATCTATCGTGAATTGGATGATGTGCTGTTGTTGCAGATAATTGTGGTTCGTTAAATTTACGACAAATACAACATGGCATTGATCGTATTTTATCTAGATATTTTGGATTTTTTTTGACTTTACTTTTTTTTAAACCGATTGGAGGTTTGTTGGCTAAATTTGTCATAACATTTCCGAAACAGGATCGTAACCAATGGTGGTAGAAAGCTTTTCCATGGCTTGTTCAAAAAAATCGTTAAACTCTTTTTGATCCATTTTACTAAATGCTATACTGTCTGGAACGTAATATACACCACCATTTGCTTTATTAACAACTGTTCGGTAATAACCACAAAGCATTTTTAAATCGTCGTGCAAATGTGCAGATGTTGCCCACCTTTGTGTTGCTTTTACTACGTTATTTAAAATAGACCAATACAGCTTATGGTGTTGAGGCGATCGCTCACTGACAGCTTGAATATTGAATAATTGATTATTTTTATAAACCTCTAGCATTTCTGCGTCATATCGCGTGACAGGGTGCAAGACCCCATCACGCTTTATAACTTGTAAAGTTGGTCTAGAACGGGATTTCATCATCCAAGCCATCCAGTTCCGTGTTTTCGTCAACATCAGTTGATTGGTCAGTGTCCAGAGAGGTTCTATTCCGCCCACCAAGCAATTCAAGCTGCTCAACATTACAAGTTATTCTTGTATTACCATTATATTCATCAGTGCCAAAATCACCAGATATAAATACTTTTGTTCCCTTCTTTAAATATTGCGCAATACTTGTTTGTTGTCCCCATAAACTACAATCAATATACGCAGTTGTTTTTTTTCTTCTATCGTTTACAGCAACAGAAAAATTAACCACATCGTGACCACTGTTGGTTTTCCTTACATCAGAGCAATCTTTTGTAAGATTACCAATAAACATATGGATGTGCATTAATTAATCTCCAGTTCTGCTTCTCTACTTTGCCACTGTACTTCTAATTCTGCTGATCTTTCTTCATTAAATGTTTTTATATTGTCGATAATATTTTGTGCTTCTTTACCGAATTTTAAAAGTGCATCTGCATCCATTGTTGGTAACATTCTTTCTAATTTAATTGCACGTTCTAAAACACTTGCTTGTTTTGGTGTGATTGATTTTTCTTTTAAATCTTTTTTAATTTGCATTCTATCTTCACCGACAGCTTTATTACCATCATCATCTTGTACTGGTACACCTGTCAATGATGCCAAACCATATCGTCTTGCATATGTGATTGCACCACCAAGCGACTGCATATCAGATTTTTTGTATTCTAGATAAACGGTACTTGTAAACGAGTGACCAGATGTATGTACTGCACTTGTCTTGACAAATTTTCCATGTTCGTCAGCACCACACTCTTGAATAATTGCAAAACCTTTTGATGCAAATGCAGGTATAACGGCATCTTGTATTGCAGATAAATCTGCGTATGCGTTATTCAAAAAGGCATTTTTTTGATTTTTAATTGCTTTTCCCATATTTGCTTGGGCTTCAACAAATGCGGTGATTGCGTCTGTATTTTTAACTTCATTCATTTACTTCATCCTTATACTTATAGTTGTGTTACCAGATACCAATTCGGCTCCATCAATCTGTACACCTGCTTGTAATTGTTTTTTGATTTCTATTTTATCGGGTATGATGTTTACCTTACAAAGTTGTGACGGAATTTTATTCTCGTCAGTTATATTTAGTATTTCACCTCCTTTTCTAAGCGATACAGTAGCTATCGCATGTGGTATTTTTTTCTGATTGGTCATTAAAAGAATTTTGTGAAGCGTTTCTTTCAATGCATCTTTACGCTGTTTTAATCCATTACGTCTAAGATTGTACCGATCAATTAAGGCATTCATTGACTCTATTTGACATTCTGTTTCGTTTACTTTTTCTAAAACAGTACCAACGAAATCAAGAACATCTGTTTCTCCATCAAGAGTATCCCAAAATGTTTCTAAATCATCAGCGTAATCTGCTAATTCTTCGGAAACCATTGTAACAAGTCCACTATCAATCTGCATTTTCTTTATCCTTGATAAGGGTTAATGCAGCAGAAAACTTACTTTTATCAAATGCCCTTTCTATTGCCACATCAAGCATTTGCAAACATCTTGGTGGATATGCCAACCTTTTGTATTCATCGTATGAAATTTTATCATCTTCCATATCTTGCAAAAGTTTACCATTGTGATCATGAATTTCTGAACAGATTTCTAATTTAACGTCTAATGCTGATACGTATTTTGTAATCATTTTGAACCTCTTTAAATAAATGATAGTAACATACTAATTTTAAAGGATTTATTTGTCAACCAAATATTTACAAAAACTTTTGGTGACTTTATAACTAAAATTATTTAAAAGAAAAAAGGTCATACAGAAACTATCAAAACTGTATGACCTTATGCGTCACTTAAGGGCTTAAGTGTGCCCTTCACATATCAATATTTTTGATTTTTGTAAAGGAGAAATCAATGTCACATTATATGACTGCACTTGCAATGAAACAGAAGGGAATTAAACCTTCCGCTAAAATTGTTTTGTACTGGCTTGCCGATCATTACAATGGCGAAAGTGGTGAATGTTTCCCTAGCCATAAACGTTTGGCTGAATGTTGTGAAATGACAAGGCAGAGTATTATTAATCAATTAAAAATTTTAGAAGAAGCGGGTTTAATAGAAATTAAACCGAGATTTAGAGACAATGGTTCACATACATCTAATACATACGAATTGTTACTTGTTGATAACGAAAAAGAAGCAGAGGTAGTCAAAAATTTTGACATACCTAGTCAAAAAAATGAACAAGGGCTTATAAAAGATTTTAACACCCTTAACCTTGTAAATAATAACCAAGTAATTGAACCAGATAATATAAGGGTTATTACATTTTTTGATGAGGTTTGGGAAAGGTATCCAAGAAAAGTTGGCAAGGGTGCAGCAAAAAAAGCATGGGTTAAAGCATGTTCAAAAATAAATGATTCAGCACTACGCGATGCTGTTTTTGAATATATTGAGGCTGTCAATGGAAAAACGAAAAAGTTTATTCCACATCTTGCAACATGGTTAAATCAAGAAAGATGGGATGACGAAATAGAAAATATAGAACCAGAAAAAACATCTGATTTTTTGAAAAATCTGTTCAAATCAAAAACCCTAGGAATTGAAAAACAATGAATTACGAGCAACGAAAAAGACAAATTTCTGCATGGTTGATGCAAACATTAAAACGCTATGAGGTACCATCACATATGGACGAAGATGCTTGTAGAGAAGAAATGGTTTTGATGGTAGAAGATATTAATAGCGAAATACCAAAATTAAATGAGTCAGGCATGAGGTATCTTTTAGAAAAAGTAGCACAGTATGTAAGAAAAAACCAATCATCTAGAAAATGGCCGACAATAAATATTTTTACAAAAGGTGTCAAAGAATATCGGGATAAAATGGATGATGATTTGGTTATTCAAGAAGCTCCAAAAGACTTTGATCCCTCTTTAATCAATGCAAAAAGAATTAAAAATTTAGAAAGTGTTGGCGAATGGTGGATAGTTGGCGGTGGTGCGCAAAAATTATTACAACAAAATTTAATTACAGAAGATGATTTAAAACCTTACATGAATTTTCTTGCATCACAAAAAAAATCTAGTAATATGGCTAAATAATCAAGGGTCAGCGATTGGCGTCATTACCACTTGGTTTGCCTCAACTTTGTACCCCCTTTTTTAGGGGGTTTTTTTTATAGGAAATGTATGTATTGTAGTTACAAAATTTGGGAGAAATATTGTGATAACAGAAACCTACAAACGTAAAATGTTCACTCATAAAAATAGAAGTTTTGTTGTACGAGAAGGCACCAGTGATAGTTTTGTAGTTAAAGAGGTTTCTGGAAGTGCATACAATAAATTAAAACTTTATCCACAAGATGTTTGTTTAGACATTGGTTTAAATATTGGTGTATTTTCAGTTATTGCATCTGAAAAATGTAAGTTTGTATATTCGTTTGAACCAGAACCAGAAAATTTTGAATTAGCGAGTAAAAACGTTTCATTAAATAATAGAGAAAATGTAAAATTATATAATGTTGCTGTAATTGGTAATAACGACAAGAAAAGGTATCTGTCTATTAATAAAAAGAAAAATAAAGGTTGTCATTCTTTGATACCAAAAAGGGGACGCGGTTCGCAAACAGTAGATTGTAAAGAAATAAATAAAATTATCAAAGAAACAAATCCGTCTGTAATGAAAGTTGATACAGAGGGTGCAGAGTTTGAAATATTAATGGCAATCGAACCAGCAAATATTAAAAAATTTAGAGAGATAATTTTTGAATTTCACCATGCTCACTTGAACGATATTGATACAAGAGAAAAATATCGTGCATTAATTTCATTCCTTAAAAGATTTTTCAAAAAGGTTCATTATCGTGAAGAAACAAAAGGTGCATGGGTAAGTAACGTATACTGTACAAATGCATAGGTAGATAAATGAGCAAACAAGAAAAATGGCCTGCAACAAAAATAGTTTTATTTGAAACTGATAAATTAATTCCGTATGCACGAAATAGCAGAGTTCATAGCACTGAACAGATTGCACAGATAGCAGCAAGTATTCAAGAATGGGGATTTACAGTTCCGATTCTAATTGACGAAAAAAATACCTTGATTGCTGGTCACGGCAGACTTCTCGCTGCACAGAAGTTAGAATTGCAAAAAATACCAGTTATGATTGCAAAAGGTTGGTCAGATGCACAAAAACGCGCGTATGTTATTGCAGATAATAAATTAGCAATAAATGCAGAATGGGATGAAGAGCTTTTAAAAGTTGAAATAAAACAATTAGAATTAGAAAAGTTTGATATTTCTACAATGGGTTTTGAATTAGATGAACTGACTGACTTATTTTTAGATAAAGATTTTGGCGAGACAGATGCATTTGATGAATGGCAAGATATGCCAGAATACGACAATGAAAATCTAGATTATTTTAGAACAATAAAAATACATTTTGATAATCAAGAAGATGTAAATTTATTTGCAGAAAAGACTGGTTTACCTCTTACTGAGGCAACAAGATTTATAAGATTTCCAGAACCAGCAAGAACAGATTTAGATGCTTATCGAGTTCACGGAGACGAAAGTGAAACCTGAGTTTCCTCTGTATATTCCAAGTAAGGGACGTGCAGAATATATGATGACCTCAAAGGCACTTACAACGATGAAGGTTCCGCATTACATAATTGTAGAACCACAAGAATTAGACGAGTATGCAAAAGCAATAAAACATTGGGATTTGCTTACAACAATTATTCCACTGGATATGTCTTACAAAGAAAAATATGAGCTTTGTGATGAATTGGGACTTAAAAAAAGTACTGGCGCGGGACCTGCCAGAAATTTTGCTTGGGAACACTCTAAAAGTTTTGGATTTGCTTGGCATTGGGTAATGGATGATAACATTAAATATTTCCATCGTTTCAACAAAAATTTGCAGGTTAAGGTAACCGATGGCACTTGTTTCAAGGTAATGGAAGATTTCGTACAACGATATACAAACATCGGAATGGCAGGTCCAAATTATATGATGTTTGCACCTCGCAAAACCAGATTGCCACCTTTCGTTCTTAATACAAGAATTTATAGTTGTAACCTTATTCGTAATGAACTGAAATATCGGTGGCGTGGTAGATATAACGAAGATACAATTTTATCTTTAGATATTTTAAAAGCAGGTTGGTGTACAACTCAATTTAATGTTTTTCTGCAAGAAAAAACAAATACACAAGTCATGAAAGGTGGTAATACAGACGAGTTTTATCATAAAGAAGGGAGCGTGCAAGCTGGTGACAGGTATGCAGATACTGGAACATTAGAAAAATCTAAAATGCAAGTAAAGGTACATCCCGACTGTTCAAGATTGGTGAAGAAATATGGTAGGTGGCACCATCATGTAGATTATAATAGATTTAAAAAACAAAAATTAATTCGTAGAACTGACATTGATTGGACAGGGAAAGTAAAAGACTACGGAATGAAAATGGTTAAGGTTAGATGAAAATAGGATTTACCGCATCTACATTTGATTTACTCCATGCAGGGCATGTAGCAATGCTTTCAGAGGCAAAAAATGTTTGTAATTATTTATTGGTCGGGTTGCATGTAAATCCACACGAAGAGCGTAAAGAAAAAAATGAGCCAATACAAACATTGGTAGAAAGATACACACAATTAAAGGCAATCTCGTATGTTGATGAAATAATACCTTATCAAAAAGAAAACGATTTGCTTGATATTTTAAAATTGTACAACATTCATATAAGAATTATCGGTGAAGAGTATCGCGATAAAGATTTTACTGGTAAAAATTTAGATATGGAAATTTACTACAATAAAAGAAGGCACGATTTCAGTTCGAGCCTTCTTAGAAAACGAGTCGTGGTAACCGAGCTTGAAAAAAGCGAATCAACAAAGCTGGAAAACTCAAAGATTAGTAATATGAGCAGATGATCCAAGTTCGTTTACTGCATAGACCATTGTTCTGTTATCATTGTAAGGTCTTGCAAAATCTACCACTTCAAAAAATGTTTTAAATTCTTTGCGGATACGGTTTGCCCCCTTTCCCCGTACCGCCACAAAGTGTGTTCTGTTTTCGTAAATTGTTTTCTCGTAATCAGTTTGAAAATTGAACATTAGAAGCTCTCCCCAGTAAAAATATTGACTGGATTTTCCCAGCTGTAAAATGCTTCTCTTACTGCAGCTTTTTCTGCTTCGATCTGTGCTGGTGTTCTGTTTGCCTGTGCCTTTTTGTATTCTTCAATAAATTGAGCTGTTTCGATGTCTCTTGTATTATCTGCATATTCTTTTTGTTCTGCAGTAATAAAACCATTTTCAAAGAATTGCTCTACAATATCTTTTGGTGGAACGCTGTTGTTGCTGATCCATCTGATAACATCACCGTCAAAGTAAGTATTTGTTTTGAATTTTTCTTGAGTATTGTAAGTCATTTTGAACCTCTTTTTGTTTATATATACAAACTATCAAATGGCATATATATTGTCAATACAATATTTACAAATAATTACAAAAAAATACAACTCTTTGACCATTCAGAATTTATGTATTAAATATACATACACACAAGATATGGTGGAAAGCATGAATGACAGTATAGATGTTGATACTGAAGAAAAAAAACGAGGCCCGAAAGGACCATCTAAAGCCTTGAATGATAAAGATTTTATGCAGCTTCTTAATATGATCCGTATACAATGCACACAGACAGAATGTTGTAATGTTCTCGGTATGTCAGATACGACTTTAAACAGAAGATTGAAAGAACGTGGGTACGAAAATTTTGAAGACCTCTATAAAAAGCACAACGATGAGGGCAAAATGTCATTAAGAAGGATGCAATGGCAAGCAGCAGAAAATGGAAAT